ACCAGGTCCTTGGAATCCGTGTTGGAATGATTTTACCCACGGTAATGAATCATCACCATCGACTCCTGGTGCAGGTAGAAAACGGATAACGGCCATGCCATTACCAACTTTGTCTACTTCTGGTTTCCAGAAATTCTCTGATTTATTTGATTCTGTACCACTTGAGAGTGCCTCGACTGCTGTTTTTAACTTATCAAGGTTGCCAGATTGGCGTTTTAGATTTGCAAAACTCATTTTACTTCCTTTCGTATGTGCGATGTATATAATTGTATAACGTAATATGTCACGAACTTCTCATAATCAACTGCTAGTATATCATATTATTTAGGCGTTGTCAAAGGTACATTGATAACATTGCCACACAAGATACATAGTCTGTGTATAATATACCAATACCACCTTCTCTCCTCCATTGGTCAATATTTTTTGAAGTATCATCAATTAATAAAGCATCTGGTTCAGCATATTGTTGTTTTAATCGAGCACCAGGTACTAATATAACAGGAAACTCAATACCATGGTCTTTTAACCATTTCATTTTTTGAGGCCTGATATCAGCATCTCTTTTTTCACTCGCAGTAGAGCTCAAGATTTCAATAGGAATACCAGTTTTTCTTAGATAGTTCATTAGGTTAATAGCATCAGGCATTAAATCTAAGTTAGCAAATGCTTGTTTAGCAATAAACTCATTGAAATATGGCTCAAACTTTTTATCTTTTTCTGCAACAGATGGTGGAATACCAAACATCTCTTTATATTTTTTATTAAAGTTGGCAATTACACCGTCTAAATCCAAATATATTTTGTTTATTTTTTGTTTCTGCATAACATTCCTTTTTTCCATCCTTCGGGTGGATTTTTTGTTAATAACTGCTTCATGCCATCATTATACCATTTGTTACCTTTTGTGGTAGGTTTTTGATAGAGCCTTCCTAAATTCCAACCTTCACCTGGATTTTCCATTGATAATGTATTTTCCTTACCATTATTATACCATCTACTTTTTTTATTTGCTTCAGCTCTACGGATTGACTGTTCTTTTTTATTTTTTTCAGATTGTAACTTACCGGGCGAACCTTCACCACCAATTGTTTGATTATACCCATTTTTAAAGGAATTATATTCTTGAATAAAAACTGATTCCATTTCTTTTAGGTGTTCATAATCAAAAGTTTGATAAATTATCCGCCAATCAAAATTTTCCCACCCATATTTTCGAATTGCTTTATGTAGAGAAAAACCATCGTTTAACTTAGCTTTTGATTTGTGTGCGTATCGTCTAGTTGGCCAATTTTTATCAATACCAATATAAACTTTGTTATTAACTTTATTTGTTGCTTTATAGATAGAATAAATAACCATGCTGATATAGTCCTTTTATATTAGAGTAGGTGGGAGCGGGAACTCCGTGACCTACACTTATTTATAAGTTACTTTACGCATTTTTTAAATATTCCAATACTATATTAAAGTGTTTATCAAAACGATGGTCAGAATGTGGAACAACAGTAACATCTAAACCTTCATTAATTAGATATTCTCTTATTTCTACGTTATCAATTATTTCATCTTTATCAGCAAAAAAGTATTTTGCTTTTTTTGAATAATTGATAGGTTCATATAAATTACAAATTTCTTCAGAAACACCATATTTTAACAATGATGTTTTAGGATTTATTGAAGGATTGATGATAACGGATTTTGTGTTATATATTTTAGCCAATTTTGATGCCATCCAAGCACCTAAAGAAGTACCTACAAAAAATAATTCTGGATATTTGTTTTTAGACATTTTATCTAATAATAACGCATCAATTTTATCTGTCAAATCTGTAAAGGCTTGAACAGGATTAATATCCGCATCAAAGCAATAAGCTTCAAAACCAGCATCTTTTAACTGTTGTAATTTTGAACTATTTGAATTAGAACCGTAACCGTGACAATAAATTATAATCTTTTCCATAATAATATTATAACACACTTTTAAGTATTTGTCAAGCGTTTTCTTTTGGATGTCCCATCATTATTTTGGTATGTTTCTTTCCACCAATTGTACGGTCATAGTGTTCTCCGTCCGAATGTGGATGGACTTCCTTGTTTAGAAGTTTACCAGCTTTATTTGATGGTATAACAGGAACACCCATTTTTTTCTGTAAATGTTCTGATGCACCAGAGACTTCACCCCATGCTCTTTTTTGTTCGTGGTCCTCAATCTTGGTCTTTTTCCAGTCTTTCTTACCTTGTGGTGTACCGTCTGAACCTGATGCTATTGATTTTCTGCCGTGTTGTTTCTTATACAAATTAACGGCAGAAATTTTACCATTTCTCTTAGTTGCTTTAATGACGGAACTGGTGATATCGTGATGTATCGCTTTAGATTCTTCCTTGGAACCAGATTTATGGCCACCGTAACCGCCAATATCTGGATGAGAATACGATTTATGAATGATATCGTGTATTTCTTGACGGTGTTTTTCTCTATCTTTCTCTTGAGAAGGATGTAATCCTATAGAAACAACTCTCTCGTGTAGTATTTCTTGTTCGACAATAAAAGATTTGAATGTTTTCATCAACTTATTTATACACTTCGAATCTTTTCTTTTAGTATGTTTTTAAACTTTTCTTTGTCATATTCAATAAATGGCTTATACTTTGTTATCATCTGATAATTAGAAGGCCAGATAATATCATCGGTAATTTCTTTCTTCCATCGTGGCAAGAAATTTAATATATCATCTAGTATACACAATGTTTCTAACGCAACCTTACCTCTCAAAACAAGTCCTAATAGGTCAGGTTGTTGTCCGTTAAACACTTTAAATGGCATCTCACGGTCATCATCATATGCTTCCAACAAGAATACTACATCATTAGTAAAAGTATAAGTCAAGCTCTGAATACGTTTTTGCCACTTTAAATAATTTTCTTCACCATCACTTAATAAGTCACCAACCCAATCTCCTTTACCTTCAATAAAATTGGCAACCAAAAAGTTTTTCATCTCATCTAAGTCATATTTACGAGATAGTTTGGCAAATTGATATTTACTTGTACTATTAGCAAAATTAGTATGAGTTACCTTACTCTTTCCTTTATACTTAAAATAGTCAAAACTTTTATTAGTGAAATGTAACTTTAAGGCATGGTATAGTTTATACGTTTCAAAACCCGTATTCTCATTCATATTGGTAATTTAGAAGTTTTCTTCAATAAATTTAAATCTTGTGCCTCTTCTTTAATCTCAGCTTTAAGTGCTGAAGATACAAGAGTAGCGGCCACTTCTATTTCTAATTCTGTTTCTTTACAATGATGACAAATTGCATCCATTAAACCTATTTTTTTATCAATAGATAACTCTTTAATCATCATACTAAAATCTAATATTTCATCTTTTGTTGGCACGGAATTCCTCTAATACAATAATTAAATAATCTAATTCATTTTCTTCCATCATAATACATTGAGACCACTCAGGTGGAATTCCTCCACTTAATCCGGTCTCTTTTGTTCTCACTAACATAATCTCTGAATTACCATATTCTTTTATTTTAAACTGAATCAGAGACATAAACACTTCCTAAAAATTAAGTATTTGAATAAAATATGTGTCGACCAATTTGAATAACTTTTCTTAATCTCCAACTTGGATCGATATCAATATTATGAAAATATAATGCATTACTTCGCTTAATAATATCATCAGGTTGACCCTCTGTCAAGACAGATAATGCAACATCTTCAGATTCTTTCCACGCTTTATTATTTGGTGCAATAAAGTCTTTTAAGGCTGCCCATGAAAATTGGTACATCAAAATTCCATTAACTGTAGCTCGTTGATAAACAACGCCACATACAGTCTTAGGAAATCTTGGGTCATTAAGGCGATTCATCACCACATTTGCTACGGCGATTTTACCTTTTCTTGATTCACCTGATGCTTCATAATATATTGCTCTCGTTAAACAACTCAAGTCTTTTTGATTTACTACTTTTGCCTCTTCGATGATATCTTCAATTGTTTGAGGTATTGCTGTTGATACGGTTAAACTACCAATTAATAAAATTATTGCGGTGGTTTTAAGTTTACGAATAAACATTCAAACTCCTTTCTTTTTTTATTGCTTCTTCGTCCAAGTAGTCTCAGACCTATCGACTTCCGCCTTGCCGATTCTTACGAATTACTGTACGGAGTTTGTATGAGATTTATCTTTCTTCTTTAGAGATTTCTTTATTAACTTCATATAAAGTTTTTTCTCTAATTCAGTTTGATGCCCAATACAAGCTTCGTATAATTTTTTAATTAACTTTTTAACTTTCATATTTCTATTATACAGTAATATTTATGAAATGTCAATCATCCGATGCATTATTACCACATTTTTGTCTTTTAGCAACAGTTAACTTGCCAAAATCTACAGGCCATTCTTGACCTACAGGTAACTCTTTAGCACCTTGTGGAAATGCGAATTTAACGCCTAATTTCTGTTCGATTGTACCAGCACCTATACGGAACTTAGTCAAATCATTACCTAGATTAGGATATGGTGCAACGTGTGGAAAATACCAAGCGGCAACTTCGTTTGTTTGATTATTAATAACAATCTTATAAAAACCGTGAGGAACTACAACACCATTACCAATCTTCTTATCTTGTGCGTTATAGTCTGCACCAACATAAATTGTATATGATTGATTACGTTGAACAACCCAACCACGGACGGCAGTTTCCAAGAGTTTCCAAATACCTCTGTTTAATGAACCTGCTTGTGGTGCCATATTAGTCATTAAGAATGATTCAAATTCTACTTGTGTATCCCATGATAAGTCACCATCTGGTGATTGATGACCTTTATCGTAACCTGTACCAGCATAATCTTGTGGTGTTGGGCCGTTAGGTACTGATTGGTCAGCAGCAAAAGCATTTGTACGAGCAACACAACCTAAAGCATGGTCAGGTGTTAATGTGTATGTTACAAATCTAGGAATTTTAGCGGCAGCATCATAACCTACAAAGTAAGCTTGACGGCAGATTGGTGAAACACCAGCAGTCTGAGGCATACCATAAGGTGCATGAATCGCACATGATTGTACAGGTTGAG